AAAGTTGACCCTCAAGATCAGCTTTTGCTGATTCCAAAGCAACCACTTTCTTATCCAATTCTGCGCGAGCTTCTTCAGCTTGTGCGAAAGCTTCTTCTTTTTCAGTTAAAGAAGCTGTATACTCCTCGCTTTTCTTGCGAATCTCTTCGGCAATTGCGGAAGCCTGGGCTTTCTCAACTACAGAATCGAAATTTGCTTCTAAAGAAGCAAGAGTTTTCACGTCAACTTCATCACCGTTAGTGACAGAAGCGAGTGCTTGTTTGTAATCAGTTATATCTGAGATTTTCATAGCTTTATTACCTTTTACATTAATTTTTATACGTTGTGATTTTTTTTTATTTTTATTTTTAAAATTTTCCGACTCAGATGTGAGTATTCCTTTGACATCAGCGGCAGGATTTCTAACAATTCCTGCACCAAGAAATAATTTTTCTCCCTTTATTAATCTATGTATAGGAGCGTTTTCATAAACACCTGATCCACCATATCCTTTTAAGAATGGCTTCATTTTATTTATTTCTTCTTTGTCTGAAATAACTTGACCTTTACTGATCGAGTTAGAACCTTTTAAAATATCAAAATCGTTAAAGTATACCTCCCATGACATGGATGCCATACCATAATTTTTATTGTCCTTTTCGGAAGCCTCTATCATGAAGTCTGCTAACTTCGCATTTACACTTCTCCAAACATATCCAGTTGATCCAACTACTATAGATCCTTGGTATTGTTCTAAATCTTCTTCTGCAATAATTTCTCTATCGCCATCGTACTTTCTGAAAAAGGGGCTAATCAATGCTCCAACTACCAGTTCTTCTTCGTGTTCGATGTTTAGATACTTTTTGTTTACTTGTTTGGATAAATCGATTGCCCCTTCTCTATCTACCAAGTCTCCATTCTTATTTGCAACATCAGACACAAAAAGATCCGCTGATACAAAAAGTAAGTCTGGATTCTTTTCTATTTCAGAACTATCTATATCTAGGGTAGAACCAAGAGATTCTATGGAAGCTTTTGATAAATTTGCATTCACCAAAGAGACAACATTGGCCTTAGAAATAAATCTAGTTTTATATTTGAATTTGTCTTCCAAATTAAAAGGCATATAGTATTTTACATATACCCACTTAAATTGGGAACTTATTTAGCATGATGGATTAGTATACTCATAAATTCATCGCTAATCTCAAAGTCTTGTGAGATTTTATCAATGGATTTTTGCATATCATCATTCACAATAACATTCTTGTCTTTTATGACTGTAACAATTGCATCTTCCCAATTATCTAATTTATAATTTTTAGATATATTGAAAGCTATAGATTTAGTAATTTCTTTTTGCCCGTCAGTAAGTTTTTTAATTTTATACTTCTTTGTAAAAGCTTTATTAACATTTTCTTTTAAATCATCAAACTTATGTAAAACATTTTGTATAGACTTAATTGAAAGTTGCTCTACACTACCAACTCTTCTAGTTCTTACTTCATTGAATCCAGAATCTTTAAATGGGGGTCTACCTCTTTGATTTACAGATGGCTCTGCATCTTCTTCCGTTGGAGTTTCAGCATCTAATGGGTTATATGAAGAATTATTATAAATTTGAGGAAAGTATATATCTTCTTCTTTCTGTTGTTTAAATTGTCTTTGAGATTTGACACTTTCATCCATAGTAGGCAAAACTCCAGTCTTTGTAACATTAAATAATTCTTCTGGTGTTAAGAATCCAAGTTCAGCCATACGAGTATAAACTCTAAACATTTGTGCATCATCTTCTAGGCTAATCTTAGATAGCTTGACTTTCGGCTTGGCAGAAAAGCCCATCTTTTTGCACACTTCATGAAGCTGATCTTCTAGCCATCTTTTAAACATATTTTGACCCTTTTCCAGTCTCTCACAAAAAATCTTTACCTTTGTTACAGAATTAGAAAAAGTTTCGTTACCTCCAAAGACTGTTTGTAATCCCTCTCTGATATCTTCGTTTACTTGTTCGTATTTATCTTTACCAATTATCTTTTCGATATCTGGAATTACATATTCAGCTTTTGTTGTATAATCCGCTACTAAAACTCTTTGAGCTTTCTTATTATCAAACAGTGTTTTCATGTAAGCCATATGCTCTGGATTAGGAGGTAATTCACCTCCATCTCTAGATTTAGCTCCTCCCATTGTTAGCAACAACAACATGCTATCTAATGAACGAATTATTTGCCTATCGGCATTTTTCATTTCAAGTTTTAATTCTATGTCATCTAGAACACCATAGAATAGCGGTACTGCAAAGTATTCGTAATCTTGTTTTTGATAGAATATTGAATCTACATCTTTTAATGCTACTTTCAAAAATTCTGTAGATCCACCATAATTTTCTGAGTAGTTTTCTATCTGAAGTTGAATATCTTTATCTAAATTTTTAAATATAGATTTTTCTGTTTCAGTCTTGGGATTTTTAAGCCTTTGTATTTCATATGGGCTGAGTATCTTGTAAACAGAAGAGTCGTAAGTAACTCCACCTTCAAGGGCAACTTGAGCAGGATTAAGTATTGTATACTTGACTGGAATACTTACTTCGCCACCAGACAAATCTCTTAAACTCTTTAGATCTTTCTTTTCGATTTCTCCGTTAATCTTGTATATAAATAAGTTACAAGACCTGTATAATTCCCTATAAAATTGTTCAGAGAATCCTTTCATGTTTACCGCATTTAACCATCCATCACAAAATGCTTTTGCTGAAACATTTTTTTCAGTTATTTGTATCTCTGATGAAGAAAATTCTACCATAGTTTCAATGGTATTTCTGAATAGCTGAAACTCTTCCCAAGCTTTTTGGCACAAATATACAACCTCTTGTATACCTATATAACCATCAGCGTATCTTCTATACAAAGTTCCTTGACCAACTAAGTTAGGAAATCTGGATGTAAGCTTACTATTTAAGCCAAGTGCGCTGTCTAGTGTTCTACCTAAAAATCCATCTCTACTAAAATCACCAGCTACCATGCCAATACTCTTTTCAAGATTCTCTTTGCTAGAAAAGACATCATAGTGGTTTGGTTCTTTTGGCTCTTCTTGTCTAGCCGACGATTTTTGTTCGTAATAGGCTTTTCTATCTGTAAAATATAGAGAATTTGAATTGTATTTCTTTTTTGGCATTTAATTATTTATTACATTGTATGTCACATTATGTGAAGGATTAAATCATAATAGGTCTAACCCATTGATGCTCTTCTACATCACTTGTCTCATTAAGTATTTCATAGCATCTGCAACCCCAATTTGCAAGTAAAAGTGAAGAGTACGAGTCTTTTCTAGGTTTGTCTGGACTATTCATCTTTCTCATTGCCGTGGGCAAATCAAAAGTTTGATGTCCCTGTGGTGATGCTGTCATCTTAACATTAGCGCATTCTGTCTTTGTTTGTGAGATCAATCTCACTTGATGTTCAATGAAATCGTATTGCTTTTTCTTAAGCCAATCCTCTTCCTTGAAGTTGTCCTCGTTCTCTTGCCCATAAAGATAATTTATACTTTCTATTGGTATATTTTTTTGTTTTGCCATAGATTCAAATTCTGTATCAATCGGAGCCGAAGCAAAGAATAGTTTGCCCCTGTCGAAACACATTTGCATATATTCGTTTGCTTCTCTAATCCATCCAGTATTAAAATTTTGTATATGAACTATATTTTTTTCTTTTAGATTATAATTACGTTTTGTTGCCCTAATATCTTTCTCTGTATTAAAGTTTGCATCAAAATCTCCTAGATGTAGATTTCTTTCTTTAAATAAAGAAGAATTATTCCATGTATCCAAAGATTGTCTAGCACCTGCAAAATCCATTATAATATATTCTATATTAAAGTGTGTGATTAAATATATTACGTATCTAATTATATTTTCTGCTTCTAATCCAGCTACTGCATAATTATGGACTAGAGTAGCTTTGTTTAATTTTTCTTTATCGACTTTTAACAACGACATAGCATAATTATCACTTGTCTCTGAATTGCTAAAGTTAGGGTCAATACCAAGTATATAAAAATATCTAGAAGGATCATCACCCTTGATTTCTACATGTGGATATTCTCCTGGCTCCAAAGTTCTTTTTGACATTACAGACATTTTAAAATAAGAAGCAGAGTCTGGTGAAAACTGAGCTTGATATTCTCTCCTGAACGAGTCTTCGGACATTGATTCTTGCTCTCTAAGAACAAAAGTTTTTGACAACAATTCATCTGGATGGGCTTCCCAGCCTAAGTTTACAATACCGTATGATATTTCTCCATCTGCCCTCTCGAGATCTGGATCTAATATCTTGTCTCTATAACTCTCAAACCTCTTGTAAAAAGATTCAAACTCATAACAAGCAGAGGAAAGCATAATCATTTTATTGTTAGCAAAAATGGTTCTATCTTCCTCCGTCATTTTACCCGCTTCAATAAGTTTATTTTCTATCTCTTTTGTTTTAACTCTTTCGGATATGTTGGCATTAACAATCATCATAGGTCCAATAACTTCGTCTATAATATTTTGTGGTATTGCGAATGCCTCATCAAGAATAATTACTTGCGCTCTAGCACCACGAATCTTTTTGCCATCGCCAAGTGCCATAGCAAATATTTCTGATTCTGGTCCAAAAGTTCCAGTGCCAACTTTTATAGAATATCTGTCTGGATCTTTCTTGTAATTTTTTTCTGTTAAAAACTGTCTTAACAAATAAGCGTTTGGCTTTTTTGATATATCCATGATATAATTTAAAAGAGTTTTTGCTTGTCTTAGTGTCGGACCCAATACTAAAATCTTTATGCCAGGGTGTGTAATGGCATACATTAACGCAAAAACGGCTGCTGTGTACG